TGAAGGAAGAAGAATATCGGAAAGCCGTATGCGGGAAAACCGCACGTACGGTTTGATGAGGGGGCGGTGGTAACCCCACTGCTCTACTCTATCAAGGGTGAAAGACTAAAAGGCTGCAAAGCCCTTATGTATAAGACTTTTAGTGGCTTTATTATTTCTAATTTCATGGTATAAAAATGAGAGATTATCAAGCTGAAGAATTAGAAAACAAGTAGCGAGAGTGCAGGTTAGATGAAAATTTTATAAGAGAGTACAGGTTAGATGTATTTTCTGATTAAGTGAACAGAATAGATATTTATAACATGGAGGATAGAATATGGCAAATTCACAACCGAAATATCATCATTTAATTCCACAAACATACATGTCAGCATGGGAGCATGGAAATGGAACATTATATGTAAAACTTCTCGATGATGATAAGGTTATAGAGAGGAATAAAGAAAGAATTTCGGGAATAAATCATTATCACTCAATTTTTGCGGGAATGCCTATATGCACAAAAGAAGATGCGGATTTTCTTTTTAGTCCTATTTCTAAATATAACATTAAGTATAAAGACAAAATTATATCAGACTCTTTAGAACTAAATCAGATATTTCATGATTTTGATAAATGGGAAATTACTAGAGATGATGGCACCTTAGTTAGTAAGAGAAAAGTAAAGAATGAAATAAAACGATTAAAAGTTAATGATATTGAAGTGATGTGGTCTAAACAATTTGAAAACAGATGGAATGATACGAGAAATATAATTGAAAAAGTTATCCTAACAGCAAAGACAGATTCTGTTCCTTCGTTTAAAAAAGAGTTCTTGATGAAGATTTATACAGCCTTGAATTGGAGAAGTATAAAATCTAATTTTATCTTTGATGATGCCATTAAAAAATTGTGTGATGAAATAATGCTACTCAATGAAATCGATATACCTGTAGATGAGCGATATATTGATATACTTGATAATGCTACAGATGAAATTAGGCATTGTATGTTATTAAAGTTTTATCGTCTATATCTAAACAATGATGGAATGATATATAAGAACGCAATGGCTAATTTAAAGTATACAAGTTTTCATTTTTTTATAGCGGACGAAGAAGGGACCTTTATTACAAGTGATAACCCATCATTTATTTATAAAAGAAAAGACGGGAGAATGATGGGCTTGTTACCAATCACACCTAGAATATTGATGTGCCAAGGAAAAGCAGAAGAAGACGATGGAAATTATTATATAACAAAATTAACGAATAAAGAAGTTAAAAGATATAATCGTATAATAGAAGATAATGCAAACCAATTTATAATCATAAAAGATGAGAAAACCTACCCATGAGGGTAGGTTTATTAATTAGTATTATTTTATATTTATTGTCAAGCCAGACTTAAATTCTATTGTAAATTTATCTTCATAAATCCAGACTTTTTCAATAATTCGTCTTACAAGACTTTCATCATGTTCTATGAGGGTGGTATCTTGTTCATTTAGGAAGTTTGTCATTTCTTCAATTCTTTTATTGACTTCTTCCTGCCTTGCGTTTTTCAGAAGAAGGTTTTGTTTCTTATCCCTCAACTGATGAATTTCCTCTGCTATGTCATCGTAGTTGGAGCTGGAATGAACTAAGCTTAACAGTTTCTGCTGCAAATCATTTAGCTTGTTTTCTATATTATCTAGTTCTTTGTTCTTCTCATTATTTAAAACAGAAGCTATATTATTTTTCAAGATAGGGAGGTAGCAATCCTTTTTATTTAAAATGTTATTGATGGCTTTTATAATAGATTCTTCTATATCTTTCTCGTGGACTGTTCTAGCATCACAAAACTGTCCAGTGTTTTCTAGCCTACTAACACATCTCCATACAATGGATTTCTTTCCACGATTATTCCAATGGACTCTGCGGTAGATTTCTTTACAAGTACCACAAATAACTATGTTAGCAAAACAATGATTGCTACTGTAAGTTCTTTTATTCCCGCTAGGGCTGGTATAGGGGGATCTTCTTTTGGCTAATTCCTCTTGTACCTGCATATAAATATCTTTTGGGATAATAGGTTCATGGTTATTTTCTACATAGTATTGGGGTATTAAACCATTGTTCTTGACCCGTTTTTTAGTTAAGAAGTCAACAGTATAGGTTTTTTGTAAAAGAGCATCACCGATATATTTTTCATTTCGCAGTATTTTAGAAATATTACTAGTATGCCATATCTTATTACCTGCCCCGTTTAATATTCCATCAGCCTCTAAGCCTCTTTTAATTTTAAGCATAGAGTTACCTTCTAAGTATTCACGATATATGCGTTTAACAACCTCAGCTTCTTCAGGTACAATTACAAGTTTTTTATTTTCATCTTTAGTGTAACCAAGAAACCTGGAGCAATTTACTCTAACTTCGCCTTGCTGATATCTGTATTGTATGCCCATTTTAACATTTTGGCTTAAGGACTGACTCTCTTGCTGGGCTAAAGAAGCCATAATGGTTAGCATAACTTCACCTTTAGAGTCCATTGAGTTGATGTTTTCTTTTTCAAAGAATACTGCTATGTTTTTATCTTTAAGCATTCTTATATATTTTAAGCAGTCTAAAGTATTTCTAGCAAATCTACTAATAGACTTGGTGATAATCATATCTATTTTCCCAGCCATACAGTCGTCTATCATTTTATTAAAGCCTTCTCTGTTCTTAGTATTTGTTCCTGAGATACCATCATCAGCAAAAATACCTGCCAGTTTCCAATTGGGTCTATTCTTAATATAAGAAGTATAATGACTGATTTGAGTTTCATAGCTTGATGCTTGTTCTTCATTTTCAGTAGAAACACGGCAGTAAGCAGCAACTCTAAGCTTAGGGTTTTTATTATCTTTTGTTCTTTCCTTTGTTTTCCTTGCAGGAATCACCGTAACTTTCTTGTCACTTACCATTTAATCACTCCTTTATTTGAACTAAGCTATAAACATATTCAGCCTGTTTAAAGGGGTCTTTGTACTTTTTCTCTTGCTTTTCTAATCTAAATGTCTTTGGGTAGCAGACAGGCACATTTTCTTTTTTAGGAAAGATTCTGCCTAGTTTTTTGGCTCTTTTTTTCCGCTCTAGTTGAACGGCATCAAAAGTATCTTTTTTAATAATCTGCGGATAATAGTCATCACCTAAATAAGAAATGTTTTGAAGTATTCTGCCTACACTAGAATGAGTTAGATTCAAACCTACTGATTTTGCAGTTGATGTTAAAGATGCACCTGTTAAATAGACGTCATATAAAAGTTGGACCTGTTTAGCCTTATCTTTGTCAATAATGGCTTTTCCATCTTTTATTTGATAGCCAATGGGTGTGTGGCTCATTTATATCACCAGCCTTTCTTTAAGACTTAGTCCACATTTTAGATTTATATTTATTTCTTCTCTTGAAAAAACTGAAATGTCTTTTACAATATCATTAAAAAGTTTATCTTCAAAATTGTTTATCATATCAGCCTTAGCTAAGAAAAGTAATAGTTTATTCAGTTCCTTGAGTTCCTCAGAGCTACTAGTTATCATGCGGTTTAAAGTGTTTTTTTCCTCTTGTAGCTTTTTAGCCTCCTGAAGGAGTTTGTTATTACTTTCTCTATAAATTGCAGGATCAAGATAATTTTTTGCTAGAAGCTCAACTAAGACATCCCTTTGTTGATGGTTTTCCTTAAGTTGAATTTCTATATCTTCAAGAAGTTTTAAATTATCCTCGTTATTAAAGTTTTGCAAACTAGTATAAAGAGGAATTAAGATTTTTTCGTATCCAAAAACTAGCTTGTTAAACATGGTTATAAATGCATGTTTAAAAGAGGAATCAGGTATATACTTCATAGGACAAGCTTTTATGTTNCTAATATGGGTGAAACAACACCAAGCGATAGGGTGTCGGCCACTTGTGTGAGTTCTTCTTCTAAAATTAGCCCCACAATGTTTGCAATTAATCTTTCCAGAAAAGGCGTATCGATTTAGGTATTTACTATCTTCTTTAGTAATGTTTTTTTCTTTGGCTCTTTGTTCTAAAACTAAGGCAGTGGCTTCAAAGTCCTCACGGCTAATGATAGGGGAGTGATTATCCCTAATATAGTACATATCCCTTTCCCCATAATTTGTATGTCGCTTATAATTACTGTCCATATAAGTTTTCTGGTAAAGAGCATCGCCGATGTATCGTTCATTCTGTAACATGCCAAGTATTGTATTAGCAGTCCATTTTGAGTTTCTTTTACTTTTTATATTTCTTTTATTTAATTCGTTAGCTATTTTTTGACCACCTTTGCCTGCCAAGGTTTCAGAGAAAATATGTCGAACTATATTAGCTTCTTCTTCATTGATAACTAGTTTTCCATTTTGTGCATCATAGCCGTAGGGTGGATCAGAAACTTTATAAGTTCCATTTTGAAATCTACGTCTAATAGACCATTTAGTATTTTCAGAAATAGATAACGATTCATTCTCGGCCAGTCCAGCTAGGATGGAGAGCATGAGTTCACTTTCCATAGACTGAGTATTTATATTCTCTTTTTCAAAATATAAATAAACCCCAAGTTCTGTAAAGCTCCGAACTAGTTCTAAGCAGTCGGCTGTATTTCTTGCTAATCTACTGATAGACTTTGTAATAATTAAATTAACTTTACCTTCTTTGCAGTCCTTAATTAGATTAAGAAGCCCAGTTCTTTTGTCCTTGCTTGTTCCTGTCATCCCTTCATCATAATAAACTCCAGCTAACGTCCACTTATTATTTGATTTAATATAACTTTCATAATGTCTTATTTGAGCATCTAGACTATCTAGTTGCTTTGCATTGTCAGTAGATACTCTGCAGTAGGCTGCAACGTTTAATTTCTCTATATTCCTTGTTTCATTAGCTAAGGGCTCGATTATTTTTACTTTCCTCAAGTTTTCACCTCCTTGTCAGTGTCACATGTTAACTCTACAGTTCACTTATATCAAGGGTTTCAGGCATTATTGCAGCTAAAATAGGAGAGAAGGAGGATCTGTTTAGAAAAGTGATTTTTTGGTATTCTGTAGTACTTATTAGTCCTTTATCCAGCAAAGAGGATAATAGTTTCTGAGCAATAAAATAGCTGACTTCATTTTCTAGTTGTTTATTTGATAATTGAGTAAATTCTAGATTTGGATTCTCTTTCATGTATTTTCTCCTTTAAAAGTATTAAGGGAAAAAGAAAAACCCCTCACTATCTAAAGGACAGTGAGGGGGAAAATCCGTAGTAAAAATT